ATAACAACTACGAAATTCAAAACAAATTTTGAACAACATTTAATATATGGAAACTATTATTCTTTCGCCAGATTCACTGGACGAACAGCTGACACCGTTGGCTCAAACTCAGGCTGCCGCAGGATTCCAAATGTTGCGTGATGGCAAATTACCAACTGCTAGAACTCCTCTCTACAAAGGTAGCTCAGAAGAGGAAGTATTTAACACATGGCTAAATGTCTTAACCCGATATGAGGAGGATGAAGTTCTTAGACCTCTTATCAGCTATGATAAATCGAGAATGTCTAAGGTAGGACCTCAAGGTGGGTATCCCCCATTCTCTGAACGCGAGGCTGATTTCAATGCATATTACACCACACCTGATCAAAGCGATTTTGAAATCGATTATGACATATGTGATCAAATATACAAAGAGGTGTTCGGAGGGGCTAGGGATAAACGAGCTTTATCACCTCAGAACGTCATCGATCGCGACAAATATGATGACAAGCTCCAGACCAATTCAGGAGCACCTGACTATGGCAAACGGTTAGATCCGATGATCTTAGCCAAGGCACTCGCAGACGCAGTGAGTGGAAAATGGAAGACCTACGTGATGCTATTAGGAAGCAGATCGCAAAGAGGAAAAGCACGCTTTATCTTCATGGCTCCATTCAGTCTGAACATAATTGAGAAGACATTCTTGTACCCCCTAATGGAAATTATTCGATCACGTAATATCGATTTCTTTTCAGCTTGGGAAGGATTTACCGAGGTAGAACTAGGTTTCGATCGCCAAAGATTCTTCGATGGGGATATCTTCGTTCAGCAAGATTATACTGCTATGGACAAATCTCTCAACAATACAACTATCAAAATATTTCTTGCCATAGTGCTACCCGTTTTCCAAAAACGATACCAAGAAGATTTAAAAGAGTTAGTATACCATATTTTCGATATACCAGTTATGACCTCCTTAGGTAAAGTGGTAACCGGACGACATGGAATGCCAAGTGGCTCAGGATTTACTAATTTCTTCGAGTCGATTATTTCCTACTATGTATGGAAGTTAAATGTTAAAAACACATTAAGAATCAAAGAAGCTCAAGGATTAGGAGATGACTTAGCATTCTCAGTACAAGCCCCGGATAATCTTAGATCTTCGCGTGATCTTTATAACGCCTGGGCGGAAACAATGGTTGATACCATTATTCCACAAGTAATATCTGACACTAGTGCCTCTATAGGTTTGACAGTCCAACCCGAAAAACAACTAGTTGACCGATACACGACAATTTACCTTCAAAGATTCTTTGACATTCGTATACCGAACACGAATGGCATAGTTCTAGGTATGTACCCCAGTATTCTGGCACTTAATACTGCGATGAACCCAGAGAGGTTTCACGACCCTCGAAAATGGAGTAGCAAGATGGAGATACTCCGCTGGATAATGATTTTAGAAAACTGTAAAAACCTACCGTATTTCGAAGAACTTATTCATTTCTTTATAGAAGGAGACAAGTTCAAAATGGGACTTGAAATTCCAGATTTCTTCATAATGTTACCGTCAATTTATGAAGATTCAAAGCTAATTAAAGGCTTTCTACCTACTTATAATCAAGAAGGACTCGATAGAGGAATCGAAGACTTTGAGACTGTTAAGTATTTAAGAAAGTTGGCTGGCCAGGCCTAAAGTTTGCACCAAGATTCTCC